TATAACTCCCGGCCTAGATACAGTTACAAACATAACAAGAACCATAACAACTTCAACAACTTCAGAAACCACAAGTACCTTTGGTCAATAATATTTTTACTTTTACCTGTAAAGGCTTTATATGCCAATACAACGGTTAGTAGCCCACAAAGTCAAAGTACAGGGGTAGTTAACAATAATGCCACAATGATAACGCCTTCAAGCCTTCCACAGAACCGCTACAGCCAAGGTATTGTTTGTACATCTCCTAGTCTTACTATTACACCCTATCTTACAGATGCTTGGTCGTTTAATAGGCCTATAGAAACTGTAACCAGACAAGCAATCTATGATGAAGATACAGGCGAAATAAAATACTATCAAGAAACACCACGCTTTGAAAAAGATAATTACAACTTAAATTACGGAATATCTGCGCAATTTAATATACCGCTTGGTAATGGTGGCAAACTATGTAAAGAAGCAGCAAAGGTAAATATAGAAGCACAAAAACTTCTTATAAAGAAAACACAATATGAAATTAGTTTATTTAGGTTAGAGCAATGTGCCAAGCAAGCAAAACTTGGGGTTAGCTTTGTTGCTGGTAGTCCAAGTGCAGTAACTTGCCAAGATATTGTTATTACAGTGCCGCCAAATCAAGTATTACCGCACAAACATATAATTAAGAAGTAGACGAGCAACGGGTATTACACTCATCTACAGATATTTATTTTACCTTATTTTTTTTCTTGGTCAATTTAGTAATAATTTGTTTTACAAGAGGTTTTACAATATTAATAAGAATCGGAGTGCTAGCGGCAACCACAGCAATAGCAGCAGCATTAGTAACAGCAGGGACATTAGGTATGTACTGCTCGGTAAAGCTGGTGTCCTCATACAAAGTAATACATTTACTTCCATCTTCGTTTAATTTATGCCCGACAACACGTTCTAGTCTTTTATCGTTACGAAAATCCCCGATTCGTTGATCTTTCTCAGGGTCAGGGCATTTTATAAAAAACTCTTCTTCTTTTTTAGTTTCTTTTTGCGTAACTGGTGGTTTTGGTTCAGGTATTTCAGGTTCGTTTGATGTTATTGGTGTATCTTCTGACATTATCAAATTGTTTGGTTGATAATTCATTGGATTAAAACTTGGAAATGGTGCATCACAAACAGTAAATACACCATTAGGGTCATCAAGTAATAAGTTTCTATTACCAGTATTTTTTATATCCCTATGTTGGTATGTACAGCCCGGAACATTTATTGTTAGAGGAATTATGTCTACTGGCTTTGTAAAATCAAATATTGGTTGTATTTGTATATCAGGAATATGTAGGTCTGGTATTCCCATCAAAGTGGCATTGCAGGGAAAGTTTCTCTAGGCATATGTAGAGGGATTTGTTTTTGCATTTTTTCTGTTAAATCACCCATCAATTTGTTTTTTAAATCTCTTTCAAATTCAGGACTTTGCATATAGCGAATTGCTACGAAACCAAATGCAGCCATTGACCCTGACAACAATAACGACAATAATGAGGCTACTTGGCAGATACGATTAAACATGATTAAGTTTGCAATTTTAAAAGCACTATCTTTTACAAGTGTGCTTGTATTACTGCTTATTGTAGCCCTATCCCCTCTCTACGTCACTATGGGCTTAATGACAAGACAAATGCACGAAAAGGTTAATTAATCAGCAGCTTCTGGTGTATTTCCCTCTGCGACCCACAACTTATAGGCTTCGTAACAAGGTGTTTCATCTACAAATAAAAAGCTAGTACCAAGACCTTCTCCATCTTGTATTAATGCTCCATATATATTGTTATCTTCATCTTTTAGTAGTTTGTATTTAATCATAATTAAAGCTCCGCAGAAAAACCAAAGTAAGCACTTGTGCTTCCAGCGATTCTTAATATTCTAGAATGACCACTTGTGATATTGTGTGAAATATCTAAAGCAGCCACTTGATGGTTTACACCATGACTTCCTCTTAATGTTGGAAGAGAACTAAGACTATCAACAGTAGAACTACCCCATAATTGATAATCAGAAGCAGTGCCACTAGTTTCCATAGAAGAAGGATAACTTCTCATAGAAACAGGAAAATATAACATCAGCATATTATTACTACTGCCATAAGCTGTAACATGACCAACCCAATAAGCACTACTTGATCCATCTTGCTGGTATCTATAATAATATCTCTGACATAAAGCAAGCTCCTGACCGAATGACCTATGCTCAAAATCTGTTGCCACGCCTGAACCAGTATGATCTACTTCTAACTGAACTCCTGTAATTTCAAAGGTTGCACCATTTGTTGTGTACCATGTGGAAGTTTGATCTGGTGTTCTTGTAGCATTATCTGCCGCAGCCCAAGCATTTAAAGGTCTTGTTCCAGTTTGATCTGTACCTCTGAACATTTCCCAAGTAATTGCTAAACCTTCCCCGTTATCATTATTAAAAGTTAAATTAGAATTTCCAGAAATTTGCTTTGTAATTTTTGTCCAAGTATCTTGAGATAATGTACCAGTTTCAGTTACATATCTTTGAGAAGTTCCATCATCAGTTGTGAAAGTATTATAAAAATTTTGCGATACACTTGATTTTACCCAATAAGAAATTGTTATATAGCTTGAACTAGAGGTATAATTCCACCCACTATTGGCAATATCTTGTGCTTCAATTTTATATTCAAACGCAACTCTTGTACTAACTGCTGGACTACCATTATTCCCTAGAGTCAATTTAAATGCTTTTCTAAAACCTAAAGAATAAGGTGTTGTTCCCGATGCTACATCTGATTGTGTCTGTGTTGCTGCTGCACCCATTGCAAAAGCGTCCCACGAAAATCTATCTACTGTTTCATAAGCTGATGTAGTAGAAGATGTACCACGTTGAGCCACTTGCATAGCTCCGTTAATTATTATATTTCTATTACTTAAGTTATTAGTTACATTTGCAGTACACGTTCCAGAAGCATTATCAATACTGATTGCTGGTGTACTTGCACCGACCCCTTCTAAACTGTTGACTTTAATCTTCGACATAATTAACTAGGTTCTGTAGGAAAAGTAACAGATGACATATCTAAGTTACCATTTGCGTCTAACTTTGGCGATGCACTTGCTGGTAAATCACGCAAACTTTGACGATATGTTTTCCAAGCTGTTGATAATGTTAAATCAGAACTGGCTCTCCAATCTGTAGCAGCTAATCTTGCATTTCTTTCAACTCTTAATAATCTCATAGGTTCTATATTATTTAATCTTGTCAATTCAGCATCTATATCTGATTCAGATGGTTTATCGCTTCCTGTTAAATTCGCATAATCATTTCCAACCCATGTGTATTGACCATTTGGTTTTAAAGACATCAACGCATCAAATTTGTCGTAAATCATGCTGCTAACTCCACTAAAGTTAAGTAACTATAACTATCACTACTTTGTGCTTTTACGTTTGTTTGGTTGCCATCAAGCAAGGCTTTCATTTGTGTTTTATAAGTTAAAGTATCACCTACACTGTATGAAGGTGTATGAATCATAATTACGTTAAATCTGTGATTATAATTTTTACTTGCATTACCACTTACACCGGGGAAAAAATATATGTCCCAAGCATCTGAAGGCACAACTACATTAGAACCCTCCAATAGTTGTACCGATGCTCCTACATTAGGGTTAGCTACGTTAACATTAAAAAACTGACTAAGTAAAACTAAAATTTTACTACTTGCTGCGGAAGGTTGAATTGTTCTGCTCAATCCAGTATCCACATAACTTGTTCCAGAATGACTAACTTGTGTGTTGTATGCAGTTGTCTCATATTTTAAAACTTTACCGCCTCCTGCTGCTACAAATTCAAGCTCTGCATTTGTTGAGCTATGGTTTGCACTAGCAACTGATAATACTTGACCAGCCGAACCAGTTGTTGATGGCAGTTTTAAAGTTATATCAGAGCTAGGATTAGCTGCTGGACTATTTAAAATAGTTCCATTTCCAGAGGTGTGTTTTAGTTTTATTGCTCCCATAATTAACTTGGTTTAGGGTTATCGGTTTTTACCTTTTCACAGGCTGCGTAGTATGCTGTCAGTTTACTAGAATCTCCCTTACTATTCCAGTACATTGCATCTGCAAAGTCTCCCAAACTTGGATATAAAGGTTGTCTAACAGATTGGTATGCTGTTTTTGCATATTCTTCATCTAGCTCGGTTCTGGCTTTTGTCACAAGACTAGCATCTAAAGAAACTGACTTACCATCTTTATCAAACGCACCAGCAGAATCATCAATAGAAACAACTGTCGGATGACTTTTGTAAATAGCTTCGTGGTCTAAAGACATTATGCCGCTAACTCCATAACTGTTATCGTAGAAGCCAAATAATTTGCTTCATTAGAAGAATTACTAGAACCAGTATGTGATCTGTTTAAATAAATATACTGTTGATAAGGAGAAATCCATCTCAATTTATAAGTTACTGCTGTGCTTCCATCTGCTCCGTGAGTATCTAGATAACCATAATCTAAATTACCACCGTGAAAATAAGCACCATTAATAGTTAAAAAACCACCTCTAGAAGCATAATAGTTCTGTGCATTATATTGATCTCCACTACCTATTGGTGAATTATCTCTTTGTAGTCTTATACCATAACCATATCCAGTAGCACCACCAACAACTATGTGATAAGTTACATAACATTTAGTTCCAGATTGCGGTGTTAAAGTAACCGACATCCCACTAATATCGACATAAGTAGCACTATCTGTACTTGCGACATCGGTTTTTGTTGTTGATTTAAGCTGTTTTATAGCACCGCCAACACCGCTTGCTAGATCATCAGCAGTAATTGAACCATTTACAATATTTGCTGAATTTATTTGTAATCCAGTAATTGTATCGTTTGAACCGTTTAGTACTAAAGCCATTATGGAATTGTTACAACTGAAGGACTATTTATTGTTAGTGTAGCATTAATTGTTAAAGGGCCAGCAACTAAAGCGTTATGATTTGAACTTATTGTGTAATCATTATCCATAGCATTTTCTGACTCAAAAAATATTTGCTCACCGCCACCACCAGTTCCACCACCTCCACCACCAGCATCTGCGTATTCAAGCTGTCCAACTGCTGTTGCACCTGAACCAGAAATACTTTTAACTTTTAAAATTTTATCAGCAGCAATTTGGTTATCTGGCAAAATTAAAGTATACGATTGACCAGCACTATGGGCTGGAGATTTAATTTTTACACCATGACTATTTTGATTACAGTTAAGCTGTAAAGTACCGTCATTTGTATTTCCTTTAATTTCAAATAAACCTGTGCCATTTGGTGTTACTTTTATATTTCCGTTTGTTGTAGATGTATTAATTTCTCTTGTTTGAACATCTAAATTACCACCTAACTGAGGTGATGTATCATCAACTACGTTAGATATACCACTTACACCACTTAATGAAACCCAAGAACCGTTATTATAGCCTTCATACTGGTTAGCTTCAGAATTATGACGTATCATACCAACTGCTGGACTTCCGTCCCTCTGAGCTGTTGTTCCAGAGGGCAAAGTTATTGAAGAAGTAATATTAAAAGTTGCTCTTGCTGTAAATGTATTTTCTGAAGATAAAGACGCATGACCAAAGTTTGTAAGACTTACATCACCTAAACTTACAAAAGCATTATTTGCAGCATTTCTTATTTTTAAAGTATTACCATCAATATGTGGAACATAAGCTGCTACACCAATAGAAGGATCACCAGAACCTTGATTTAAAGTGCTTAATGCAGCAACTATTTGATTTATTTTTGTACGAACTACAAGACCTGTTCCGTTGTCAACGGTAAAACCAGAACCACCAGTATTATCAACTCTTGCCATTTAAAAAAATGTATTTGTTTACAGTATATATGTTTTAACCACCTTTACCAAACCCTACAGCAGTAAAATTGAAATTTCTATTTACTGAAGCACCAGAACTGTTTTTGAATTGTACTTTGAATGATGAAGCGGTGATGTCTGATAAGTTGAAAAAATCACCAGCCTGTAGATCATTTGCTGTGATACCTATAGAGGGAAGCTGACTATTTGCACCTAATAAAGAACTTGTACCAACAAAGAAAGGAGAATCAAAAGTAACTGTAGTCAAACCACTTGATGTCTGTGTACCTGATTCTGTTCTTCTTTGTAAAGTTGCTGTATATCCTAATTCTGTGACTTGTATTGTTTGGGCTGAATCATTTGAAGTTAAAGTAGCTCTGAATTTAAATCCTCGACCTTTATATGTTCCATTAGCAAAAGTTTGAAATCCAGCATAAGTTGCAGAACCAGAACTAGGGTCATCTTGTGTTACATTTACTTCTAAAATTGCATTCACATCTACGCTATCTGTACCATCAAAATCTTGCAAACTATCAATTAAACCTCTACTGTCAAGCAAATCATTAGGAAATATTGCTTGGGATTTCATATGTCTTTTCAAATCTAAAGCAAATACACCGCCTAAATCTAAAAAAGTACCACCAGCAGTACCTCCGAAACTATAAGTGCCAGAGGGGGCAGTACCACCAATAAAATCAATACTATTTTCAGAGTTAAAATCAGAAATATCATCAAACAAACCAACACCTGTAAGTGTTAAAGAATTAGAAGCACTATCAAAAGCTGTATTTACTTTAGTTCCTTGAAATTTTGGGTTGTCATTATCTTCTCTTCTAGTTTGAGCAATTAAAGCTGGCAGTGGGTCAGGTGGGTCAATAATTACAGATGTTTCTCCTGTACTAAAACGACCACCATCATCTTGTGATCTTAATATCACTTCACCAGCCAAAATTGGTATTTCAACAGAACTTGTATTACCAGCAACCGCAGTTACAAGGTCAGTTGCATTTGAAAAAGTACCATTTCCTGTAGTGTCTGGTGTATGCCTTATAAAAATTTTTCCACCTGCGATTACATCTGCTTCTGTTGGTGGGTTCCATCTAAGTCTTGCAAGTTTATCTGTTAAAGGTTCATAAGTAAGACCTGTAATATTTGCAGGTGCTGCTGTTTTACCAACAGCTTCGAATGTTAACTCTGCTGCATTTCTCGATGGTTGACCTAATGCGTTAAAACTAAATACTCTAAATTCATAAGTACCAACATCAGTATTAAATATTTCAGCATTACTTGATGGACTTTCTATAGTTTTAAAATCACCATTATTAGCTCTGTACTGTACTTGGTATTTTGATATACCAGCTTGCGGTACCCAATCAAGAATAATTTTAGGAACAGCGGTACCATTTATAATTACAATTTTTTCTGTAGCTGATAAACCTTCAGGTGGTCCTTTTATTTCTGTAAGTGTTGTTATATTTCTTGTAGGCAATGCAGTTCCATCTTCAACAAAAGCATATTTACCAGAGTTATGTGATAAAGCTGTTATCGCAAAAGTTTTATCTTCATTTTCCTTTACACTTACCACTCTCCATGTTGTTGTTTCTAATGTTGATGTTTCTAAAATGTAAGGTGCATGTTGATTTGGTGCAGCACTAAAAGCAGAGGAAACAGTAATTGTTGTTCCAGAAATATTGCTTATTGTTTTTTGCTCAAGTGAGCCATCAGGTAAAATTACAGAAATTGTAGGACTAGCCCCAAGACTAGGTATATCTGTATTAGCTGAATCATCTAAAACAACAACCGTTGTACTTGTAACACTACTTAAAAGACCACCACGCCTTACCCCAGCTTTTAATCTGTCAGATATTTCTATAACATCACCGCAACGCACTAATGCACCAGCAGCAGCAGTTGTTGTAAATGAACAAGTCTCACCAGAATTTTGCTCGTTGTATAAAAACCAGCGGCCTAATCTTCTTGCTTGATTACGACTTGTTGTAGCAAAAGCTTTGATATTTTTTACAACAACACCATATTTTGTTTGTGTTGCAGTATCAGCTTCAACAGTTTCAATATCAATTTCTTGTGTTGTCATGTCAAAATAACTGACATTGATAACTGTATGTCTTGATTTTAAACTTGAACCAGCATACAAAAAACCAGTTTCAGTAACATTTGCATTTGTAAAAATATAGCTTGCATCTTTTGGAGCATCTTGTGATATTGCTATTCCACCAGCAGAGTAAAATGGCATTACACGCATAACAGAACAAAGAGAATTTATTAATGAATAGGCTTCTCTTTGTTGAGTTATATTTACATTACAGCTAAATCGTGGTTCTGTAGAACCATCACCATTACCAGCATCAACTGAAGCTCCACAATATTCACTTACTGTTTTAAAACTAAATTTATCAAGATTTGATTCTGGAATACCACAACCAGCCCTTGTGTCTATTAACAAGTCATATAATATCCAAGCTGGGTCTGTTGTCCATTCTTTATCTGTTTTAAAAGTACCGTTAAAAGTACCAGCATATGAAATTGCACCTGTCTGTAAGTTGACAGTTGCATTATGTGGAATTTTAACCTTACGACCTCTTATCCTATAAACTCTTTTTGGTATTCTTGGAAACTGTTCAGCATTAAACCTAAGTGCAACATGAGCAGTATTTGCATATGCATTCTGTTCAAAAATTATATTAGTGGCTTGGTTAAATTGAAAAGCATTTACAATTTTTGTATCGGTGCTGTCTGCTGTTACTCTTTCAACTCTAATTGCAACAGGAAAAGATGTAGTTGATTTAAGCTTTACAATGTAATCTCTAAAATATGCATTAGTTGATCTGCCCTCAACTGTATCGTTTATAACTGTGGTAGTGGTTCCATCATTCTCAATAGTTTTTATTAATAAATTTACTGATACCCCATTTATATCACCATTATCTTCAAACTTTTGCATTGACGGGAATCTTAGAGTGACTCTGACAGCATTAATATTTGATTGACTTACAGTATGAGTAACAGGGGTAGAGGTAGTAACAGTTGTACCAATTACAGTTTCAGTTTCAATATTTGATATTCCCTCTATAAATGTTTGATTTGCTGTACCTACTCTAAAATCAAAACCAACATCTTTAAAATTAAAATCACTATCTTGTGGTGCTGTATTACTTGCAGCCTCTTGTAAGACTTGTGTACCATTTAAGAAAATATCTTTTTTAAAAGCATTAACATATGCAGTAGATGTTTTATCAGTTATACCAGCTTTTGACGCTGTTGCTGATCCTTCTATTTCTCCTTCACCAAGTAGCTCAACTATTGTATTAAATTGCTTTGAAGATAATGCACCACTTGGTAAATCAGGATTATTAAAAACAGTATTTTGGTCAAACTCTTGTATAGCCATTAGTTGTTACCTTCTACCTGTACAGTATCAACACCATTAGAAACAACAATACTTCCAACTAAAATTTCACCATATACTAAATTTACTGGAACCCCTGCATTGCTTATATTGGTTAGCCCTGTAAATGAATAGTTTGAGGCTAAAGCTGCTGGATCTAAACTGTCTTGTCCGTTAGTTGGGTTAAAAGTTTGTTGCTGTGGTGAAAGCATACTTGTAACACCATCAATAAGCATACTTGTTCCAATAGCACCTAAAGCATTAACAATTAAGGAACTTCCAATAAATTTTGGTGCTACAAATTTTAAAGCTGCACCAATAATAAAATTAAAAAAATTACCATGAACTAAGGGAATAATTTTTATATCATCTTGTGTATTTAGATTTAATAAATCCTCTGTTATAATTTTTGCACCAACTTGTATGGTGTATAACTGATCGGCCATATGTTTTTCTATGCCTTTAAAATTACAAATTAAAAAACTTATTGCATCTCTTGGTGTATTAAGATCAACTTCAAATTCAGCTTGACCAAGAAACTTTCTTAAAGTGCCGTAAACTTTTATTTTTTTAAGCATCTATTTCATCAGGTCTGATTACTGCTATTTTATCTGATTTTGGCGAAACAAGATAAAAAGTTAAATCTATTGATTTACAACTACATTTATCGGCTTCAGAAAACTCTAAAATATCTTGTGGGTGGCTATGAACAACTCCAATAATTTCATCAACTAAATCCTCAACATCTGCATAATCTAAAGGGTCAATTACAAAAGATTCTAATTTTGCCTCGTTTGATATATTTTTACAAGGATAATATTTTTGTTCATTATTTTTTAAACCAACTAAACCGCAAGATTCATTTGGGTCACACTCTTTTGCATGATTTATAGCATCTTGTTTCCAACTGTAATCGGTCATCTATTTATGAATGTACCAACACCAGAAAATTCATTTCTTGTAACTTGTCTTTTTGGTAATTTTAAATTTGCTTGATCTAAAGCACCTACAAGTTCAAATTGTACAATCTCTCTTGATTCACTTGTTTTTCTATCAATGAAAAATATTTCTTGAGGTAATTCATTTGATGATGGTGTGCCAAATGGATTACTGTTACCGGGAAAGTTTGCCGCATCTAACTCACTTGCATGAGTTGTAATTCTGGTTAATTTTGCATCTGCTAAATCATTATGTGGTGTTGTTAAATTAACAATAATTAATAAATCTGTAACTGTTAAAACTGATCCACTTCTTTCAATTCCTCCTAAATTAGCAACAGTTAAAGTCGGTCTTGGTACTTGACCTCTACCTGTAAATTCTGCACCTTGAAAATCAATGGGTAAACGCTGGTAAGTATTACCCTGCCAAATTATTTCTGCATTTGAGTTCATATTTGAACCAGCATGAAATCTGTAAACTGTAGGAACATTTGATGGGTTACCTGTGGCATAATGTAAACCTTCAACAAGTTCTAAAACAAACAGTTCAATTCTTGCACTTGGATTTAATTTTTGTAATTCAGAAACTGGTATTGCCATTATGGTTCTGCAACTTCTTCAAATGTTAAATTCATAGTAACTCTATTATCTAGAATTGCTGTTCTACTTCTTCTTGTACATATAAATTTTAAAGCTGAAGAATGATGTGGTGGTGTAAAGTCAAAGTTTGCTTGATCGTCAAATCTTGCATCTAAAAATGTATCAATAGTTGTAGCATCTGCTGTTGTAACATTAAAGGTTAAATTTAAAGTTATTAATCTATTATTTGCTGGTAAGCCTTGAACAAAACGCTGTTCATAACCATCACCAAGCTTAATTCTTAAACTATTTTGTTCAACACTTTCAACTGTTGAATATTGTGGTGTAATACTTGGGAAAGTAGCCATTATGCAAGTAAACCTCCGGCACGTTTTTGTTTAATTAACTCAGTTTGTATAGCAACAGCAATCTGTTGCCCTAGCTGATTACCTTCTGCAGATGAACCGCTTACAGCAGAACCCGAAGCATCTACATTTACTGAAATATTATTAACAACAGAATCACCACCAAGCGCATTATTAGGAATTATATTGCCACCTTTTGAACCCATCTGCAAAATTTCAGGTCCTTTCTCACCAACAACAAAAGCACCACCAGCAGATACAGGACCACCTCTTGCTCTTTTTCCAAATAAACCACTTAAAAAACCACCACCAAAACCTTTTCCACCACTTAATGCATTACCAATTGCACCAATAGCTTTATTTAAAGCAAGTTGTATAAGTTGTCTCTTTAGATTATCTAAAACACCTTTCATGGCATCACCAAAAGATTTAGCTCCCATAATTGCATCTGTAAGATTATTAACTAAATCATTTCTGACAGTTTCACCAATCTGTTTAAATTTATCTTTTAAACTTTCTGCCGCTGTACCAACTTCTTTTGTTTTATCTGCTTGATCTTTTAAACCTGCATTTGCTGTTAAAATATCTGTTATTTTTTGTCTGTTTTGTTCGCCATGTTTTGCAACGGCATCATTTATTGCGTGTTGTAGTTCTACCTCTTCCCTATTACCATTTATAGTTGCTTCAAGTAATTCTTTTTGCCTTTCTTGTTTTTTTAAAAAATCTTTAAAACTTTTTGTTTGTTCTTCTTGTAATCCAATCTCTGTTTTTTTGAGTTCTACAATTTTGTTTGCTGATTCTTCAATTAATTTATCAGATTCAATAGTTTTTAATCTGCCTTCTAATAATCTTAACTCCGCTTTCTCCTCTTCTAGTTTTGTAAATAAACGACTTTTTCCTCTTTTACCAGCTTTTTCTAATTGTTCCTCTACCTTTTTTACTGCTTCGGCTTGTTTTTCGATTGCTGCTGAAACTTCATCTTCTGCTCCTGCATTGACTAAATCATTAAATTTCTTTTTCTCTCCATTTAATTTAAAAAATGCTGTTGTTAAAAGACCAACACCTGTAGCTATTGCAACAAAAGGTATCGCATTAAGAGCAATAGTAGCAACACCACCAGCAGCCGCTACTTTCATTAAACCAGCACTTACAAGTGGTAATGCTATAGCAACAC